AAGTACAAAAGATTGGTTATTGGGTGGAAGTAAGAAGATTTTTGCTAATGAATATTGGGATGATAGAGCAGTTAAGATTTAAGAGAGGTGAGTAAATGGATACGAAAGATGTTGTTAAATTTTTAGCCGATATACTTTACCTAAAAGGTGTTATTAACTTTGATGAATTTGAGGCAATTATGGATAGTCATAATTTTTTTGATTTGGACAAGATTGTAGAAAAGATTATAAGGGGTGAATTTGACAACTACAGGAGAGGTGAGGCATATGGATGGCTCGATACAAGTGGAACAGAATGATGAATTGCCAATAACTGTTCTACAGCCTAAACAACAGAGATTTATTCAACTTTATATGACAGGACAGTATAGTGTTGCTAAACTTGCTGATTTACTTGAATTACATCCCAATACTCTTTGGACTTGGTTAAGAAGAGAAGATGTTAAGACTATTATTTCTGATATGCAGACTGACACCCATGAAATGGTGGCAAATCAGATGAAAGCTCTTACACTTAAAGCGGCTAATCGTATGTCTTCACTTATGGATTCACCTATTGATGGTGTTGCTCTGGCGGCCTGTAAGGACGTACTTGATAGAAGTGGTCATAAGCCTAAACAAGAGATTAAAGTTGATAAAACGATTACTACTGTTGAGGAAAGGTTGAAAGAGATTATTGATTTGACGTTGGATGATTACGAAATTAAAGAGGAGGAATAAATATGGATTTTGGTAGAGCATTGCAATTGCTTAAAAAGAATTTGCGTGTTGCACGTAAAGGATGGAATGGTAAAGGAATGTGGTTAAGAATTGTTATTCCCGGTGGAGATAATAAATCATTTGATTTGGGTATGGAAAATTTGCCTTATATTGAAATGAAAACTGCTGATAACAAACTGGTTCCTTGGTTAGCTTCACAAAATGATGTGCTTGCAGAAGATTGGTGTGTTGTATGTGGATAAAGAACAAATGTTTTATTGGAAGGTTAAAAATGATAAAAAATGGTACATAGAAAACTTTCTTAAAATAAGGGATAAGAAAAGTATGTTAATACCGTTTAAATTAAATCATGCTCAAATCATAGTAAATGATAAGATTAATTGGTGTGAAAAAAACAATCATCTTAAACGGTTTATCGTTTTAAAAGCACGACAAATGGGGTTAAGTACTCTATTTGAAGGGTTAATATTTCAGGATACTGTAACGAATAGCTTTAAAAATTCTATGATTATTGCACATGAAGACAAGGCTACTTCCAACTTATTCCAAATGTCGAAATTATTTAACGAGGAATTGCCAGATGTACTTCGACCAATGATTAAATATTCTAATGAAAAAGCTTTGGTGTTTGAGAATCCCAATAATGATTTGTTGGACAAACAAAAGAACCCTGGACTTAGAAGTAAAATCACTGTAGCCACCGCAGGAACAACTGAGGCTGGACGTTCTGCTACGATACATAACTTACATGCATCAGAAGTAGCATTCTTTCCTGATGCTAGAACTACCATGTTAGGATTGCTTCAAAGTGTACCGGATGAAATGAATACGCTGGTTGTACTCGAATCAACAGCAAATGGTGTTGGTGATTGGTTTCATGATATGTGGCAAAAAGCAAGTAAGGGTGAAAATGAATTCATTCCTATTTTTTTGCCTTGGTTTGTTGATCCGGGTTACACTCGTGCTTTTAACAGTGAAGCTGAAAAGAAACAGTTTGCTGATGAAATAAATACATCGTCAAAGAATAACAGTGGCGAAATTATATATACATATGAATATGAATTGATGCATAAATTTGAATTGACGTTGGAACAAATGAATTGGCGTAAATATACTATAAAGAATAAATGCCAAGGTGATGATATGCTTTTCATGCAAGAATATCCTTCAACGCCAGAAGAAGCATTCATATCAACTGGTAGACCTAAATTTTCCATTAGGTCACTTAAAAAATATATAGCAATTACTAAAGAAGGTACAAAAGGATTTTTATCAGCTGACCCTAATGGTAATACTGTTTTGATTAATGAAGAAAAAGGTTATGTTACAGTTTGGCAACCTCCTGAAAAGGATAAATTTTATTGTATTGGTGCTGATGTTGCAGAAGGATTAGTAGATGGAGATTATTCTTGTGCTGTGGTTATGGATAGTGAGACTTTTGATATTGTTGCTATGTGGCATGGACATATTGATCCTGATTTATTTGGTTTAGAGTTAATTAAGTTGGGTAAATATTACAACGAAGCTTATTTAGGAGTTGAAAATAATAATCATGGTTTAACAACTTTAACTACGATGAAAAGAGAAGAATATTGGAATCTATTCTTTAGCAAATCATATGATAAAATAGCCGATACAGTTACTCAAAAGTTGGGTTGGACTACTTCTATTCGTACAAAACCTTTGATGATTGATAAATTGGCTGAGTTTATTCGTGAGTTTTTAATTGGTATTTATTCTGATTTGATTATAAGTGAATTACTTACTTATATTATTGAAGACAATGGTAAAACGAATGCTCAAAGTGGTTGTCATGATGATACAGTAATGGCAACTGCAATATGTTTACAACTTTTGCTTGAAGGTAAAGGTGAAATGTTCTTGCCAGAAGTTCCTATTGATCAAAGAAATAAAAGGAAAAGAGAAGTAATAGACCCATTATTTGAAGAAGTTGATAATAGCGAGTATTCTATATAGAGGGAGGTGTTATATTTGGCTGAAATAAAACTAGATGATAATCAACTTTGTAGTATATGGTATACGAAGTTTAAAGAAGCAATGATTACTAAAGCACCATATACTAAACGTTGGTTGACTTATATTGATGCATATCGTGGTGATTATTTTAAACATAAAAACATACCTGAATACAAATCAAACATGGTTAGTAATTACATATTTTCAACAGTTGAAACGATTAGACCGATAATGTTAGATAATGACCCTAAATTTCAAGCAGTTCCAAGACAACCAGATGGTTTACAATTTTCTCATGATTTGCAGGAAGCATTTTCATACGAATGGGATAGAGAAGGTATGAATCGTAAAATGTATAGAGAATTGATAAATACTTTAACAATTGGTACTACAATATTCTTTATACCTTGGGATGCTATTAATAAAAATGTTAAAGGAATACCGGTTAATCCTTTTAATTTTTTTCCTGATCCTCTTGCAACTACAATAGAAGATGCTGAGTATTTAATTTATGCAACATATAAAAATGTTCATATGCTTAAAAATTTATATCCTGAACATAGAGAAAAATTATCTGGTGGACAGATTAATTATAGTGAGTTGGTTTTGGATAAAGACCGTAATGCTAGGATTAATAATCAAGTGTTAGTGCTTGAAATATGGGCAAAGGATTATGCTATTGTTGAAGAGATACAAGGTAATGAAAGATTATTGAAGAAACGTTATCCTAAAGGTAGAGTTATTACAATGTGTCCTGAATTGGGTATTATTTTAGAAGATAAACCTAATCCATATAATGATGGTGCATTTCCTTTTGAGTTGTTGAAAGATTATGATATGCCTGATCAATTTTGGGGAGAAGGTGAAGTTGCTCAACTTTTATCACCTCAAGAACATATCAATGCATTGAATAATGCTATTATTGATTGTGCAAAAACTACTGCTAATATGCCTTGGATAATTGATAAGAATAGTGGTATTGGTGTAGGTAAGATTACCGGTAGACCGGGTTTAGTTATACGTAAGAATCCCGGTACTGATGTTAAACGTGATCAAGCACCTTCCATGCCTCAATATGTTGTAAATGCTGTTGAGGTTTATAAACAGGATATTGAGAGTATTAGTGGTATTTATGATTCGATAAAGGGTGACTCTGCTACTGGTGTTTATACTGCACAAGGTATTCTTGCGTTACAAGAGGCTGGGCAATCTAGGATAAGATTGAAAGTTAAGTTACTTGAGGATGCTTTAGGTAGAATTGCTCAGAAATGGTATTCACGTATGAAACAGTATTGGAAAGAAGATAGATGGATTGGTGTAACTAAAAATGATGGTACTTATGATGTTAAGATTTTTACTAAAAGTATTTTGCAATATGATTTTAGTTTAAGAATTACTGCTGGAAGTACGATGCCTGTTAATCGTTCAGCTATGCTTGATTTGATGATTAGGTTAGCTCAAACACCAATGCCTGATGGACAAAATTTAGTTGATAGGGAAGCTGTTACACAATACTTGCCAGAAGAAATCAAATCAGCATTACTTGATAGAATGAAAGGCGAGAATCAAAATATTGAACAAATCAATCAAGCAATTCAACAAATTACTCAAGAATTGCAACAATTTTATCAGCAAGACCAAAAAGATGATCAACAAACTATGAGTACTTTAGAAGAATTAACATCTGCAATTGAGAAGGTAAATCAGCAAATTTTGCAATTACAAAGTAAACATGATAAACTTGAACAAGATAAGGTAGAGGAAGAAAAAACTAACAAACTTAAAGATGATTCATATAATAAAGGTTATCTTGATGCTGAAAAAATATTAAAAGATGAAAAATCAGATCAAGAAATTACTAATGACAAAAATGCTTCTGGTAATAAAACAGGTGGTTTGCCGGAAGAATTATTACAAGGTTTAGAAAGTATGAGTGATGATGAATTACAGTTATTAATGGAAAAAAATCCAGACTTACTTGATAT